CAGGGAACTATTCTTTTTAAAAACTTGCATAAATGTCTATATTATATGTAGTAGTAATGTCACATTTTCAGTAGACATAATCACTTGTAACCATTGATATATATAGGTTTATAGATATGTATATAAATATTAATATTATGCATAATATATATATATAAGTATATATGTTTTTAATATAAAAGATATACGTCTACAAATTCGATGTCGAATGTCTATCGTACATGTAGATGTTTATGCATTTTTTTTTAAATTCACATACCCCTGTTTTGAAAATTTCGTAAATTTTTACAAACAGATGTTCAGTCGGGAGCCAACCCAACTGTTGACATAATAAATTTTAGCGAATATTATGTTAACCGATATTTGTTTTCGTGCGGTCATGTTTCCATTTTCAATTTCCTCCTTTCCTTTGTGACAACATTGTGTGGAACGACAATGTTATAACAAATGAATACACATACTTGTTCAGTATGTGCATCTATTCATTATAACTGTACTTCTTTATTTACTGTTTTCTCAGGTTGTTTCTCCAATTTCATTACTGGATATTCTTTACTTACATATTGTTTACCTGTGTATGGACTATATTTTACTCTAGGTTCTAGTCCTATCCAATATGTTTCACCACTTGGTGTAGTAAATACAACACCATTTCCTTTAGTTGTTAATACTGCTTTTAAAAATTCTGCTTTCTTTGTTGATTTCTTCATATAAATCACTCCTTTTAATATAATATATATGACTACTTACAGCTTATTCTCAGTAGTTTTTACTAAGCTTTAGATACTATTTCAATCTAATTGTATTGTACATTAATGCTAATACTAATGCACTAATTATATTAACATAGAATGTATCTGTGTTATTATTGATACAACCACATATACATGTAGTTGCTATTGCTAATGTAATTACACCAGCAATACTCTTCATTCTAATTGTAATCTTCTTCATATTAATCACTTCCTTTCTATAATATATTAATCTTAAACTCTTGACCCAGGGGTAGGGTTTAAAATTTCACATTTTAGCCTATACGATATATATAAATATATATATTTTTCTTTTTTCTCTCTCTTTAGTGATTCAACAAATCGCTCATCGAAAAAAAAATCTTGTAATCTTAGAGCTACATCTTGCAAAAACGAAATAACTGTGTTAGACTAGACATATAAAAGAAGGGGGAGTGGGGTTAAAAATGAAATTAATGATAGAATTAAATGAAGACACCAACGCGGTAGAACTAAAATCAGACAAGAACATTAGAGTAGACGACCTAATGACAGTTTTATTCACAGTGCAATTAGCGATGTTGAATACAGCTACACCAGCGCCAGACGACGAGACATACGAGAGTATAAGATCATTACTGTATGACAATTACAATGTAGGCGCGAGTACAGTATTGAGCATGTACGCACCTGACAAAGAGTTAAGACCAGACCTAACAACAGAAGCGATGTTAGAAGCAGAGAATGCATACATGAGAAAAGCTGTGGAGAAACATGACTCAGAACAACACCCAGTATTGTAGAGTATTCGACTACTGCCCAAGGTGCCGTTCCGCACTAATACCCGCAGTCTCTATCTCAGGACTGCCTTCTGAATATTGGTTAATGTGTAGTAACTCAAGTTGCAATACTTATGTAAACACATATGTACCACAAGACCATCAGAGAGCGTTCCATGAGGACGGGCATTTACTAACGGGGAATTTTGGAGGGTACGGTTCTGGAAAGACGTTGACATCGAGGGAAGAATTTTACAAGCATTTATTTTTGACACCGAACGGGTTGACTTTAATCGGAGCGAACGTTAGCAGTCAGTACGAGCAGACTATTAAAAAAGATATAGAAAACGATTTACCTGCGGAGTTTGTTAAAGCTAGTAGTGCGTTAAAAGCATACTACGATTTTAAAAACGGACATAGGGTTCTATTCAGACCGTTCGACGACGTTAATAAATTAAGATCTTATAACTTGACTTCATTTGTTATCTTGGAAGCGTCTGAGTGTAAACCTGAAGTTCTTACTCAGCTTAAGACGCGTTTGCGTAATACGGCTGCAGGCCTACAGGCTCTAGACCAAGACGGAAACCCTGTTTTTAAATACACGGTTAACCACCAGGCTATACCTGTTATGGAGGCAGACTGGCGTAGAGGAATTATAGAATCTAACCCAGACTCAGGCTTTATTAGAACAGACGTCGTTATGGTCGCGGACCAAATCTATAAACACGGCGAGGTTAACGATTTATTTAAACAACTCGAGGATTCTAAAGACCCGCAAATTAGCGCACATATTAGTACCTCAGCTGTTAATGAATATTTACCTGCTAACTTTATAGCAACAAACTCTAAAGGAAAAGCAACTTGGTGGATTCAGAAATATTTATTCGGATCCTTCCAGTACGCTGCAGGACTCGTTTACCCTAATGTTATTAACTACGTTGTCGGAGATGCCGATATACCTAAACATTGGAAACGTGTAGTGGCGTTCGATTACGGACTTGCCGACCTGTCTGTTTTCCTATTCGCCGCTATAGATGAGGAAAATTCTAAAGTTGTTTTCTATAAAGAAATAGCTACTAATGATAAATCAATTGCTGAATTAGCTAAATTGTATTTTGAAGGTATTAAAGATATACCTTCAGGCGGTATGTTTACCGCACCTATCATAGACCCTAAGTCTGGTCCACAACGTGACTATAATAAGAAAAACCTTAGTGACCATTTCTTAGATTACGGTATCGCTTTTCAATCTGGTGCCATTAATAAAGACGCTAGAATATTTAGAGCAAATACCTATATAGAACTTGGATATGTTAGAATCCACCAAAGTTGTACTACTTTAATTAACGAGCTTAGAGATTATAAATTTAAAACAGACCGTTCAGATGAAAACGTTTTAACTTCTAAACCTAAAGACGGTAACGACCACGCTATCTCAGCCTTTGAATGGATTCTGATGAAGCTACCTGCAAATCCTAAAGATTTAATCTATGGGGTTTATAATAAACAAGGTCAAGACCTCACTAAAACAGAAAGTGAGAAACGTGAACAGGAATATGCGAATTGGATTTTTCAAGATGAAGAGGACCAGATTAAAGAGGGAGGTTATTATTAATGCTTTATATTTCATTGTGCTTGTTGATTTGCTTTATTTTATTCATTATATATGAACCAGAAGTAAATATTAATATTCATAAATACGATCAGAGCGATATACAACGTCTGGAGTACGAAAAAGAATATCATAAAGAACGTGCTGCGATGCAGCAAAAAGAATTAGAAGACTTGGACGAACAATCTAAGAAAATAAAAGAAACTTATAATTCATTAAAAGATATAATGGAAGGAGATGATTAGTATGGCGTATAAACAAAATAATAAAAATTTAGAACCGAATGAGAAAAATCAAACTATATTACGTAAGAATAAAAAAGAATGCCCAATTAAAGTAGAAACACTTACTGAATATTGGGACTTGATGAAATCTAATTATAGTAGATCACATAAGAGAATGAAAATATTAAACGGTATAGACGCTGGTGATTTATGGAAAACTCTAAATGTTAAATTTCCTGATTACCAAATATTACCAGACACTAATTTTGTAAACTATGTCAAATCTAATATCATCGCTTCTTTATATACTGTTACTAAAGGTGCTGATGTTTTACCTACAACAGAAGACGATAAAGAACTTTGTCAGACTCTGAATATAGCATTAGATAGAGAATGGGCGTTAGGAGATATTGGATACTATCAATTCTTAGCAGGTTGTAACGCTGCATTGTTTAATGTTGGTTATACTCAAGTAGGTTGGGACGACACAGTTACAGCTGGTAATAGTAATTCATTTTATAAAGGTAAAGTTAGTTTAAAAAATATTAGTCCAATTAAATTTATGAGAGATCCATTTTCTATATCATTAGAAACTGCAGGATATTGTTGCACATATGACAATTATCATAAATCTGTTTTTGAAGAGACACCACATTATAAAGAAGCTTTTAAAGAATACTTAAGATCAAATTCAAAAGATGTATCTGTTGTTGAAGTACCAAAATTTAACACTGATAAAATTAATAATGTTAATAAAGATTATTATACTTTAACTATATATTGGGTAAAAGAAGATAATAAAGTTTATGAAATACATCTTATTAATAATACAGAGATTTTATATTTTAAAGAATTAAAACCTGCTGTGTTCCCAATTGTTGAATTATATTGTGAACCACCTGGTGAAAGATTAGTTGGATCAAGTCCATGTCAGAAAATTGTTGCAGATAGTATTGCATATAATATGATGCAATCTATTGCATTAACTGCTGAGTATAGGAATCAAAGACCACCTAAATTTGTTAATACACAATCAGGTTTAAATGTAGTTGCATTTAGTAAACACGGCGATGAAGCTGATAAAACTTTTGTTGTTAATGGCGACGCTACTAGAGCAGTACATTACCAAGAGTTCCCTCAGGTGTCTAGTATGTTACCTACTAATCAGAATATGTTAGAAAGTAATATACAATTAATATCAGGTGTTGACGGTAGATATACTGGTAGAGATACTGGATCTATTATAACAACTGGTGGTACAGAGGAAATGTTGAATCGTGTAACTATGATAGATGCTCCAAAGTTAATGATGTACGAAAGATATGCTAAACAATTAACACAATTAGTGTTAATGAATTTAGTTAACTATTGTCCAAAACGTAAATACTTTAAGAAGGTCCCTAATAAATATAATAAATGGGAATCTATTGAAGTTGACTTCCCTAAAATAGATAGCGATACTTTATTTGATTATGAATTAGTTATTTCTTCAGAATTACCTAAGAATAAACAACGTATTGCTGAGTTAGCAAATCTATTAATGGAAAAACAAATGCAATATCAACAAGCTGGACAAAGTGTTGATTTAATTACAACAGAAGAATGGTTACAATTACAAGACTTACCATTCAAAGAATTAATGTTAGAGAGAATGGGATTACAAAGATTAGATAATGCAACAGAAGATGTATCTCAAGTATTATTCCAATACGCTGATTTAATACAAAAAGGCGCAAATCCTGAAGATGCTATTACTGCGACAGCTGACACATTAGCTAAAAAGCGTGCAGGCGAGGTTCCTCAGGCAGATATTAATGGATATATACCAGCAGGTACAGCAGAACCTATGGCGAATCCAATGGGTTAATTATATAAAAAATATGCGATTTTTGCATATTTTTTTGTTTTTCTATTGCATTTTAATTAGATTTGTGCTTTAATAATGGTAGTAGAGTATAAGGTCCACAACCTTTAATTTGTGTGTAATTTCTACGACTCTGTTATATATACGCCGATATATAACGTGAAGGAGTGATAGGTAGATGGATAATGAAGATAACGAAGCTACGTTAGATGATTTGGTTAACGCCTTAGGTGGAAATCAAAATACAGAAAACGGGCAAGAGACTACAGAAGATTCTAATGTTGAAACGACTGTAGAAAAAGATACTGAATCTAAAGAAGCTGAAGAACCTAAAACAGACCCTGAAGCAAAGGTTGAACCAAAAGCTGAGACAAAAACTCAAGAACAAGTTGAAGACCCTAAAGTTGTGAAACAAAGAGAAGCAAATAGAAAAGCTTCCGAAGTGTTTGCAAAGATGAGGGTAGAAAACACAAAGTATGAGCGAACATTTAAAGATCTATTAGGTCTATTAGGTGTAGATACCGATAATGCAAAAGTAGAGGATTTGAATCAATTATTACAGGATAAAGTTTTAGAAGCTAAAGCAGAAAAAGAAAAAGTACCTATGGAGCTTTTGAAAAAGCTCGATATATTAGAACAAGACAGACAATCTCGAGAGTTAGCTGATGTACGCACACAGGCTTTGGTAGGTTTTCAAAAAGTTAAGGATAAGTTTGGTTTAGACGACGAAGGATTAAAAGACTTCGCAGTTGAATTAAGAGCAGATGGAGTTGATCCGTTTGTTACTAGAAATATAGACCTAGAATCTGTGTATATCAAAAAACACTTTGAAGATCTTTTAAAAGCTGCAGAACAAAAAGGAATACAATCAGAACAAGCTAGAGCAGCAAAAGCTGGTAACAGCTCAACACCTAATCTTAAAAAAGGTAAGGAAGATACAGCTGTAGATGACCAGAAAGTTGACACCTTTGCAGAACTATCTAAATGGTTTTCTGAGCAAGGTGCAAAATAGGCTTGTTATAACAGAGACAAGAGATTAAACGAAATTAAAGGAGATGGAAATTATGCCAGATTTAAAACTAAACGCAAGAGCAGATATCAACTCTTATGTTGAGATGGCCACAAACGCAGGACCTGGAGTTATTAACCCAGAGACATTTTATAGTAAACAATTGTTAGATACAATTAGATATGACGCAAGTGAGTATGTATATTTCAGATTAGCAGACTCTGCACCTATTCAAGAAAAAGCTGATAAAATTATGATCAGAAGATGGGCGCCTTTACAAGCACACACACAACCATTAGATGAAGGTGTTCCACCAAATTCAGATAAAGGTTCTGTAGAAAAATATGAAATCACAGCATATCAATATGGTAGATACATGGAGTTTACAGATAAAGTTGACTTTAGAGTTGTAGATCCAGTAATCGCCCACTATACAAAAGAATATTCTTTAGTAGCAATGGAAACATTAGATTTATTAGCAAAAGAAACATTGTTATCAATTGCTAATCCATACTTTGCAGGATCTGCCGCAAACTTTGAAGCATTAACAAATACTTCAAAACCAAATATGACAGACTTGAGATTAATTATATTAAGCTTAAAGAAATCATTAGTTAAACCAAGAATGAATGGTAGATTCCACGTTATAGGTAGTCCAGAGTTTTTCTATGATATGATCTCAGATGCAACTGTAGAAAAATATATGACAATCAATAACAACACAAAAGGTATGTATGAAAACACAATGTTAGTACCAATGTTCGACATGGAGTTCTATGAGACAATGTTAGTACCAACATCAGGTGAATTTATTAAAGCTTCAAAAGATTCTTTAAGATTATATAGATGGGATTCAACAGACGAAGTATATGAATATAGAACAATTGATGAAGATACAGTTATTCCAGGTACATCTACAAAAGTTTTATCAACAGTAAGTGGTTGGGTTAAAGATTCTAGAACTGGCGACGATGCTTCATATATTCCAAATCAAAAAGTTTGGGACTTAGATGCATACAACGCTGCAGATGAAGATGGAGACTGGGTAGAATTTAAAGCACAACACATCTTAGTAATTGGTAAAGATGCTTTAACAAAATCAGGTTTATCTGGCGAAGAGTCAGCTAAAATGTATGTTAAAGAAAAAGGTAGTGCAGGAGTATTAGATCCAATTGATCAAAGACAATCTATAGGATTCAAGATCAACTCAGTTGGTTTTGGTTCGACAAGATTAGAAGCTGTTGTAGATTATATATGCGTGCCATCACAATTAAATGCTCTTTAAAATTTAAGGAGGAAAAAATATGGCTAAAAATATAAAAGAACCTATAGCCGATGACGCACAAGATGCAGTAACAACTAATATAAATGCTCAAAAAAAGGCAGAAGATCCAATGGTTGTGGCAGCTCGTGAAGTTGCTAGAGCAAATAAGGCAAGGAAAGATTTGATTAAACATTATAGAGATGAAGAGCATGTAACAACATACTTAGCACCATTATACAGACCACATTTTGGTAATGTTATGGTAATCTCAATTAATGGTATAAGAATCTCATTTCCTATAGATGGATCAAAACAGGATATACCTATAACATATGCAGACGAAATTGATAGAAGACGTAGATGCGTAGACGCAATTACAACTAAACAAAATCGTATGGCAGATGTTAGAAACAATTATGAAAGTAATCCTGGTGAGCTTAAATTATATTAAAATCAAAGGAGAATAGGGTATCACCCTATTCCCTTTTTACTTAAAGGGAGGTATTAGATTATGTCAAGTCCAAATAATCAATCAAAAACACAAAATATAGAAAACGATTTAGAAGGTATTAGAAAAGAAGGTATAGATATCAGAGATAATAAAAATTTCTCAGGTAACTTAGGTACAGGTACAAAACAATCTGTTACATCAGGCTACATTAATACTGCTAATGCAACATTAGCACAAGAGGCAGCAGATGTAAAAACTAAAGCTAAAATATTACATTCACAAACTTATGAATATTTATTAGAGTTTACAACAACACCAGCTACAGTAGATTCACTTGTATTGAAAGATGCAGCTAATAACACAGTAGATCCAGTAGAAGTTGGTGGAAAATCTTACAGAGTTATTGCAGGAACATATTCATACACAGTTACAAAAGCAGGTTATGCAAATAAAGTTGGTACAGTTGTATTAACAGATAATACAGATGTGGCAGTTACATTAAATGAATTATTCACAATTACACCAGCATTAACACCTAACACAGCTACATTAGTAATAGAAGATTCTAATGGTAATACAATGACAGCTGAAGAAGATGGAACTTATGAATTAATTGCAGGAACTTATACATACGCATGTTCTGCAACAGGCTATGCACCATTAACATCTCAAACATTAACAGTAACTGCAGACGCAACATTAACAGTTGCATTAACAGAATTATTTACAATTACACCAGCTGTTACGCCAGAAGGTGCTACATTAGTAGTTAAAGATTCTAACTCAGTAACAGTTACTGCTGAAGAAGACGGTACATACGAATTAGCAGCAGGAAGCTACACATACACATGCTCAGCTGAGGATTATACAACAGTTACAGATCAAGCATTTACAGTAACTGAAGATGCTACATTAACAATTACATTGGAAGAAGTAACACCTTAGTCAAAGGAGGCTAAATTATGATTTTAAGGGAAGTTCAACAATTACTAAATAATAAATTAGCTGGTGAAATGTTACGTTATGATGAATGTGTAACATATCTAGACGGTGCTGTAGATGATATAAATACAGCACTGGATACTAGATATCCAACATTTTCAGAATTTAATCCAACACAATTCCCAGACTATAAAAAGAATTTATATACAACAGTTGATCCTGTTACAGGTGAAGCTATAGTTAATCTAGAAGTAAGAAACGTTGTGTATAACAACTATGATCTATTTCCAGATAAGTATATAAGAAGTGTTGTTATTCCTGGAGCAGCCTATAAATGGTATAGTGTTGATGAGGAAGGTGCTTCAGTTGCACCAATATTTCAACAAGAGTACGACACAAACAGATTTTTAATGCTAAGAGATTTTGCAGATCGCGTTCCACCAATATTCCAAGCTAATAATACTGGTGCAGTTAGAGACCCATATTTTAGAGACAAGTATACAACAGATTCAGAAATCTTTGGCGTATTTTAAAGGAGGCATATTATGGCAAGTTTTTCAGCTAGTTCACAACAGCAGTATAAAACCTATAATAGACGCAGACGTACATTGTATACAGATGAACCATTTGGTTTAGGTATGCAATATGTTACTAATCCGTTAAATACTGGTGCTGTAAAAAATTTAATCAATATTGATCTAGCTCTTGAAAATGAGGCATTAACTCCTAGAGAAGGTATTAGGGCATTTGAGATTACTCAAAGCCCTATTTCTGAATGTGACCCATATGTTTCAGACCATTTAAAAGATAAAGAAATTTTAAGAGCTACAGAAATAACAGAAGAAAATGGTGAGGTATATAAACAAATTATTTTATCAGAAGTACATTCAAATACCACACCAATAGGTAACGGAAAAGTAACATGCTTATCTAATATATTAACAGGATTAACATCAGAAGAATCTGCAAATAATGTTGTTAATGTAGCTGATGAGAGTGTAGAAACAACGTTACAAAATAAAAGTCTTAACTACAATTTACATTGTACTAAGCCAGAAATATCAACTATACACGATGTTCCTTTAGAAAATACAGACTTATTAACAGAGTTAATAGGTACAACATTAACTGTGGATAACTCAACAAGATTCTATTGTTTAATGAGAAGTCTAACAGGATTCCAACAAGATAATGTAAATTATCCTGTTGGTGATCACTTAATGTTTACTGAATTTGATGACGCAAATAAAGTGTATAAATTAACTAAATTATTACCATATCAAGCTACAGCAAATGATGCAACTAACGGTATGTATAACATGTTATTAGATGATCCTTATAGTTTTACAAATTTAAGTACATCAGTTATGTTTACATTAATGGGATTATATCCAGTTGATCGTGTAACAGGTAACGCAGTTCCATTGTATTATACATATAAAAATAATAGCTATAGATTAAAATTACAATACAACTGTACACTTGGAGAAGGTCAAAGTAAATACTTGGTAAGATGGTCTTGGTCAACAGGTTCATCATCTAACTTTGATATTGTTAAAGAAGATATAATAGATATGGAAACTTTAAGTACATTACCAGATTTATATTTAGATTGGACATCTAATACAACAGCTTGTATATTTAGAATAGAAGTTTTCAAATGGGAGACTTACGATCAATACAATCCAACATCTAGAGAAATAGAATCTGTAACAGGATTCAATACAATAGCATGTAGTGTATTGCCAGTAATGTTAACTTTTGCAGACCAATTACCAGATGCATCTAAAGTATTAGAATATACATCATATGATTTAACAACAGCAGTTGGAATGTGTACATGGAAACAAAGATTAGTAATGTGGGGTCCTGAAAAAGCAACTCAAGCTATATTTATTAGTGAACCTAATAATCCAGCGTGGTTCCCATATCCAAGTGGCTTATGCGCATTCCCAGATAAAGTAATTAAATGTGTACCTTATTTAGATCATTTATTAGTGTTTACAACAACTGAGATTTATTTATTAACATTAGATGCAACAGGTTCATCTTGGACCCAAGCATCATTACAGAAGAATCTACATATCTCAGAATCTGATGCAACATTTATTAAATCAATTAGAAACATGGTATTCTATAAATCTAATAATTATTTCTACATGATAGTACCCAGTTCAATAACAGCTAATGGTATAACAGTAGCACCAATTACAACAAATATAGAATATTTATTAGATCATTTCTCAACAGTAGTTGAAAGTAATTTACAAGATTTATATGGTAAATCATTAACAGTTTATAAGACTCTTGAATATGATAGTCAAAAAGATTATATTCGATTAGTACATTTCCAAAACTATGTGGATTATAAATGTGTATATAATGTTTATACCTTTAAAGATTTAGATAATAAATATATTAACTATTATTTAATCTACGATACAACAACTAGAACTTGGACCAGTTATATATTAGAAAGTCAAAGTTTAATTAGACCATTTAGATTAGATACTTCAGGTTATAATGTTTATGCTTCTTATGTACCAGTTATATTATATGATGATATAGATCAAGTTGTAAGTGATAGTATACAATTCTTACATAGAAATCCTGATAGAAGAGATTTTTACATCTATCCATATCAGACTCCAGAACGTTATGGTTTAGAGCGTTACAAACTTGAAGAGTTATGCTACACACAAAATAAATATCGTAACTATCAATTAATAGATACAGGTGCTAGAGAACAAGAATCAGATTATAAAAAACGTTATAGAGAATTACAAATACAAGTTAACAATGTAGAACAAAGTCCATTAACATTCTACACAACATTCTCTTTAGACGGTTACTTAAGACAAGATGATTTCAAATATGAGGTTATGGAATATTTAAATCCTAACTCTGATAGATATGGTGAAATACAATATCAAAGAGTATACGATGTTGATGCAGGTAGTTTAATACCTGGTTCTACAGAATTAGGAACATTAGAGTACTTCAGTCAAACTGATGAACAATATGTAGACCCATTAGCTTGGCGTTTAGATAAATCACAATTTCCAGAAGTATATTACTGGAAGATACGTATTCCAGTGTCAGGCAAAGGCTACACACCTAGATTAAAAATAGTAACAATGGACGAAGTAAAATATGAGTTATTAAATTTAACATGGGTATATCGTATGTTATATGCAAGATAATAAGGAGGTAATAGCATGTCTATTGTAACGACAGCAAACGTAACACGTGTAACATCAACAGACGTTACGATACAGTGGGGCGCATCAACCCCTATAAAATGGGTAGGATATAAATTCTCAGGTGACGCAGATTATACAGAAATATATAATGATTTAACTAACGTTGGTAAATTATCAGATTATTTTGTTATAAATCAATTAACAGCTTCTACATCATATACAGTAACAGTTAAAATGATTTCTGTAACAGGCACAGTAGAAACAACAGACTATCCAGTAGTATCATTTACAACACCTGCAGCAGGTTCATTAGCCGCTTCTTTAAAAGCTAAGCTAATAGGTAATGATACAGTATTAGTTATATGGGAGACAAACATTGGTTTAACAGGTTTATCTTATACAATTAATAGTGGTGCGGCAGTACAAGTACCAGTAACAGCAGGTTTAACATCAAATTCATTCTATATAGAAGATATAGAAAATGATGATGTATTAGTGGTACAATTCATAAATAGTACTTTAGTACAAACATTAAGTTTAACAATTATAATATCTTCAGAAGATTCTATTGGATTAGATGAAGATAGAACATTACCAGCAATACCAGTAGATATGAGTGATTTATTATTCCCATACATCTACTTTGATCCATTAGAAAGACCAAGAGGAATAATAACAGCTTTAGAGTGGAATACCTTAGCACGTTTATTAATACATCAAGGTAATTATACAGCTAAAGCATTAAATCAATTAGATTTCAGTATATTACAAACAGATCCTTATGCAGTAATGATTAAAGCTACACAAATAGACCCTGATGATTTAAGTGCTAATAATGTTCAAGCTAAATTAGGTTATTTAAAAACTGCTTTAGAAGATGCTGTATTAGGGCAGATACCAGAAAATAGCATAACAGAGTCAAAATTAACAACTGAATATCCAAATTCATTAGCTAAAAGAAATGAAGTT